ATCACCTTGACTAGTATAAACATAAATGTCGTTTTCGGATAAAGGAATTTCAGGATAACGCGATGTAGCATATATCTGTTTTCCAGTAGCCGATTTTATAACAGGTATGTCTTGATATCTATTCATTTCTTAATACTATAGCATCAATAGGAGTTAACTCACCTATTGTAGGTTCTTCTTCTCTTTCAGTAAATATTGCACCAGCATAATCATCATAATTATTAGTAACTGCTTCTAAAGCTATATAGCGTTGGGGGCCGTATCTAGTTACAAATCCAGTAGCACTATTACTAGAATCATTAAGTCCTAAACTATTAAATCCAAGTCCTTGTTTACCTGGTCTAAAGTCATGGATTGGGGTAAATTGGAAACTGCTAACATTAATTCTATGAGGTAATTCTTTTACAGTATCATCACTACCACCACGATCGTCTATACCAATTTCCCAAGTTGTATCTTGTGGAATATCATAAGTTAAAGATGTAATAAATCCTACTTGTTCATAAAGATAACCACCCATAGTTAACTGAACTAAAGGGCCTCTCATGTAACCAAACGGACTATAATCCGGGGTTAAGTTTGAAGCTAAATAGTTTAACTTTTTATACATTGGAATAAGTTCCTGTTTAGATTGAGCAGCAACAGTGAAAGATAATGAAATTGTTCTATCAAATCCATTGTAATTGTAAAAGTTTTCACCTCTACCTAAATATCTTACATTACCCCAACTAGCATTATATGAGTCACTGAAGCTATCAATAAATGCTCTAAAGTGCATGAATGTTTTAAATTGAGGATTGTTATTATCAATTGCTGCAATTCTAAACTTAACTAAATCATTTACAGGATATTCTTGTGAATTGAGAGCAACAGAATTACTTCTATAAATTGGTAAAGCATTAATTAAATCTTGGGCTCCTACAGGTTTATTATCAGTACCTATTACCCCATTACTGTATGAAGCATAGGATTTATTTGCTCTTGCTCCGGGGCCATTTCCTTCTTTGCTTCCTATATTAACTCGGGTTTCAATATTTTTATCAGTATAATTCGGAGAAATTGGTGTAGCACCTAAAGCCGTAGCTCGAATAGCTTGGGGAGTATTCTCACCCAAATATCCTCTTAGTTTAGCTCTAAAATCTTGTATTTTAGGAGATAAATGATTACCTAAGTTAATATTTGAATTATCAATTAAATCTTTTTGGGTATATGTAAAAGTATTGTTAACATATATTAAAGGGCTAGTAGTAGGCCAAGTATTTCCTTGAGTATAAACATTAAAGCTATTAGCTTGAAGAATGTTATTATTAATTTTAGCATTAGTTTCATTAACACCAGCTTTTATAGCTAAGCTTTGATAAACAGCTGAGCTGCCTATAGGGAATTCTAGTGAAGAAGAAAAATTTGAAACATAATTAGGTATATCTGTTCTAGTTGTAGGACTATTTGCTATACCTCTTAAGTATGTATTAAAATTGATTCCTGAAGCTTCACCTGTTCTTACATTAGTAAATCTAATATTAGTGTTCCCTACACCTAAGGGGGCACCTGGTCCACCTTTATAAGTTAAAACATTTACTCCACCCTCATTAAATTTAAATCCATCTAATTCAATAACTTTATTTTCTTTTACGCTATTATAAATTTGAACTAAACGGTTTTCAGCAAGTGGTTGAGAAGGTTTTACAACAGAATTATATAACCCATCACCTGTAGCATACGCCCCAGTTTGAGCAAACGGGTTTATTCCTTGTTTATTTAAATGACCACCAAAAGCTATAACACCTGCTTGAGCTAAAGTATTTAGGGGAGTATAAATACCTTCATTCATTACACCACTAGTTTGGGTGCGAACTGCCGAATTAGATAAAACGTTTTGTTTAGCAATAAAAAATAGTCCGTTAGGAGACTTTAAATCAAAAAACATTTTAGTTAGCCTTTTGATATCTGTTAAAGAATCTCCTACGGTTAAATAGCCGCCTCTTAAAATAAAATCAGAAGATTTTGGTTCTAAACCATCTGGAATCTTAGCCTGAATATAGGGTTGCCCACTATATCCTCCCCCAGGGGTATCCTTACCGTACCTGAGGCTTTTAAGGTCGGTTTTTAAATCAATTAAGGGCATTTAAATTACCTAGGTGGGTTATCTAAATATTTAGGTGGGGTTTTACCATCTAAATCTAACTGTGACTGAAGTAAAGTCTCAGGATTTAAAGGTACTGTGGCGCTAGATTTAGCAGGAGTTTTACCATCATTGTCTGATAAAACAGAGCCTTGGTTTAAAAGTTTGTCTAATAGTCCCATAGTTTTTTATTTATAAATATTAGAAATTATTGAGTCTTATAGGTACTCATAGCCATAGCAGTACCTACTTTAGTGCCGTCAAGATAAACCGCGCCTTCTTTATTAGCGATTTGAGTTAAAATAGCTCTCATTTCTTTAAATTCGGCCATAAGTCTTTCTAAAGGAATTACAGCTTCAGCACCAGCTTCACCAATTAGGGCATTTGTAGGCCTTGTTACAATCCCCCCATCAGCAAATGGTATAGCTCCTGAAAGACTTTTAGCTAAATCAATTTCAATAGGGTTTATATCAACACCCGGGATATTATTAATTCCTCCTATTATAGCATTAATAGCTCCAGTAGCTAAATCTGTTATAAATTGGAAAGGTTTTAACATCATAGTCAAAACACCTTCTATAATTTTATGAAAACCTTCACTAAAATCGCCCTGGAAGATGTCTACTAAACCACCCACTATATCTACTAAAGACTTAACCCCTGTTACAGCAAAATTAATAGCTGCTTTTAAAGGAACAAAAACTACTTTAAGTAAAGCTCCTAAAGTTTTACCTATAATAGTAAATACACTAGATAATTCATTACTGTCTCCTAATAAATCACCCATAATTCCTTGGATATCGGAAAATATTTCTTTTATAGGAGAAAATGCATCCATCAGCCCTGATGATAATTCTTTAATAAGGGGGCCAACAATCATCATTATAGGTTTAACTACCCCTTCAAGAATTTCGGTTAATACATCTAAAACGGGCATTAAAGGTTCTACTAAGGCAATAAAGGCTTCTTGAAGTTTATTAGTTACAGCTGTTAATCTTTCTTGAGTAGAAACAGATTCAAGTTGAGATTTAAGAGCAGCATCTTTAAATTTAGCATCTAATTCAGCCTGAGAAGCCCCGGCAGCTACCATTTTATTATATTCTTCTTGAGCAGAGTTTAAATCCTTAAATCCAAGTCTTTGAATTTTAACAAGATTTTCTTGGTTTTCTAACATAGAAGCCATTTCTTCGCGGGTCATTCCCATAGATTTAGCTAAAGCTTCTTGTTGGATAACGTTCATTTCGTTAAATTCGGCTGAGGTACCTATTTGTTTAGATATTTCTTCAGCTAGAGTAGCAACATCTCCATTTAAAGCTGCTAATCTTGCTCTTTCTAAATTAAGATTTTTACCTGTTAATAGTTCTGCTTCTAGTTCTGAGTTGATTGAAGATTCAAAATCAAGTAAAGCACTAGCAGATTTATTTAAATCTTCAATTTCAACACCAAGTTTTTTAGCATTAAAAGCTGCTTTAGTTAATGCTTCCACACTATTTCCTAAAGTTAAACGTGTAGCTGCTGTGGTTTTACCAATAGCTTCTTGGATAGTTTTTTGGCTTAATGAAACTTTATTTTGATTATTTAATGCTAGAACAGTTTTACTAACTACTCCTAAATTTTCTTTTAAACTATCCCCATTTTGTAAACCTAATTTAGTAAATGAAGCCATAGCTTCATCTGAAAGTTTAAGTCTTTGTTGAATTGAAGAAAATTCTTCGGCCATTTGCCCACTAAACTGGACAGAGGTTCCCATTAAACTGTTTAATGAGGTTTGGGCTTTAACTAAATTTTCAGTATTAACCATGATATCATTAGATGCCATAGCAACACTATTCATTTCTCCAACTAAAGCTCTAGAAGATTGATAGGAAATGCCTAATTCTTTAGCAGTATCTCCGGCAGCTCCATCTATCTTTTGGAAAGCCTCTACTATTTGTTCAACAGCCATTGCTATTAAACCAATAGGACCTAAAGCTTTAGTAAGATTTTGACCTAACTGTTTAGCTAAATGACCTGCTGCCTGCATTTTAGAGACATTACCTTCTCCAGCAGCTACCATATCCTTAGTACTTTGTAAGGCTTCTCCTAATCCTAATTTAGCTTCTAAAGCACCAAATCCTGCCTTTTTTAAACCAGCACTAAAACCATCTGTAAGGGCTCCTAAAGTGCCCGTAGTTTCTTCTACTATTTTTTCGTTAGCTACAATTTGAGCTAAAGTATTATCAATACTTTGGTAAAGGCCTGCTTGATCTTCTAATAGACCATTTACGTTAGCTAATGCCGCTACTTCTTTTTCGGTTAAACCTACAGTTGTAGCTTTTTCTTTTAGTAAACGTTGTGCCTCTATTAAATTTTTCTTTTCAACTAATACTTTTTCTTGAAGAGTTTTTAAATCTTTTGAATTAGCAGATTTAATATCATCTTGAATATCTTTAACCTTACTAAAAACCCCAGTAAGATTAGATACAGCTTTATTAGCTAATTGATATCCTTGGGTTTGGCCCTTAATTTCGTCTGAGATGGAATTTAGTGTAGAAAAGAGTTCATTAACCTCTTGGTTAATGTTTCTAAATGCTCTATTAAATTCTTGAGCATTTTCTACTTCTTCTTTACTAAACCTAGTTTTATCAGCCATTAGGATATTTTATTATAAATATCAAAAGGCATCATTTTTTTGATGCCTTTGAAGTATAAGTGGGTGTTCCCGCTTGTTGTAATATTTGTTTAGCTTCTTTTGGTTTACTTAAATCTATTTGAGATTGCCCTTTTTGAGATTTAGGTTTTAAAGCTTCTGCTTCTAACTGTCTAAAATGGGAAATTTGGCTATATGTTAAATTTCGTAACCAAATAGGCATGTTGTATATAATTTCAAAACTATACCCACCACCCCCAAAATAACAAATTTCGTTTATAGATTCAAATAGTTTACGTCGGTAATTAAGCGTCAGGCCAAAAAAAGTTAATAGTTACTGGGACATTGACACCCTCCTCTGTGCCATCACTTAAAGTTACATTAGCTTCCATAATTATATCGGGTTGAGTAGCTACTAAATGATCTCTAAAAGCTTTAGAATCACGAGCTAACATATAATTATCGACAAATTCCCTAATTGCCTTTTTATCGGTATTCCCATTTACAGATTGAATTACATACTTTAATCTAGTTGATAATTCTGGGGTAAAGTCTTTATTAAGTTTTTTATAACCATCTAACTCAGCTTGAATTTCTTTTTCGTCTTTGTTAGTTAAAATTTTGTAAGTAATTTTAGTATTCGAAGTTGGTAAAGTATATGAAAATTCATTAACTCCAGAAGTTACCTGAGATTCATCTATGTAACGTAAAGGACATTCAGTTAGATCAACTGTAACTGTTTCTCCTTTATATTTAAATGAATAGTCTTTACCATATCCTAAAATACGAGCTGCTACTAAAACTGCGTTTTTATCTCCTAATATAAGATCATCATAATCAATAGGAGACACTATAAGAGATTTTAATAGTTTATCCAAAACTACACCTTGTTTAATGTAATTTTGGTTAGTAAGGATATCTTCTTCCTTAGCAGTCATGTATTTCATCTCAATAGTACCCGAGGCTAAGGCAGAACCCGGTGGGTATAATAAACCTTTTGAAGGTAATTCTACAGTTTCTGTAGGAAATTTAAAGTCGTTCATAAATTATTTGTTATAACTAATATGTTAATAAATATTATAAGATAAAAAAGCTTATCGAGAAGTAAGTTTAAATAGATTTTTATAAAAATCAAATAAAAATTTGAATAAAAGGTAGTATAAATAGAATATTCCTACTATACCTAAAACAGCTCCTAAAAATTTAAAAATTCCACCTAACATTTTTAATACGGCCATAACCTTTTATTTTTTCCTTTATTTAAATATACAAAAAGAGCTTGGCATAACCAAGCTCTCTTTAAAAAATATGTAAACTTTTTTAGAAGTTCAATACACAGTAATCTGGTTGAACTGTCATTGTAATTTCAATAGCAGTATCTACAGTATCCCAGTTGTAATCACCAAAGCTAGCTTCAGTAATTAGAGCACCTTTGATTACCCATTCAGAAACGATATCACCTACAGGCCCTAATACATCAAAAGTTAAATCTTTCTTATAGAAGTCTGAGTAACCATCTCTACCAGTTACTGATTCGTGGTGTAAACGTACCCATTCCATTACTGCCTGAGCACCTGAAGGTGTGATAGGATCAAATAATGTAAATGTAATTGGTCCCCAAGTAGATTTACCTTTTACAAAACGTTGAACGTTAATGTGGTTTAAGGGTACACTTCCTTGAGTTAATGATACAGCACTTACTCCTTTTATCTCATATGCTGGAATGCCATCAATATACATGATAAAGCGGTTCGCCTGTTTTGGTTCAAACGCTGTGAAAAATATTTCGTTCGGGTCTAATACTGCCATTTTGCTATATTATTTATTTTATTATAAATATTCAACTTTTAAAAATTTACGCTGGGAAAGTTGCTCCAGTTGGTAAGATGTTGAAGTCTAGGTAAATGAATTCAGCAGTCTTAGTTGGTTGTAGATAGATTTGGCCAATTAATTGGTTTCTATCGATTACGTCTGGGGTATTATTAGAATCATCCATAATTACTCTGAACGCATATAGACCTTGACGTTGTTGAACACTTTCTAGGTATGGGTTAACTTGGCTTAAGAATGCGTTTCTTGTAGCAATTGTATTTTGTTCAAACACTAAGTTATTAGCTACTTGAGAAATGTAAGACTTAAGGGCAATTAACAATCTTCTAACATTTACACGATCAAGTGCAGATGCTTTTTTCTGTAGAGTTTTCTGACCGTATACTACAACTCCTGTTCCAGGGAATGTTGCAATTGGGTTTACATTACCTACATATAAGTCATTACGATTTGTTTGTGAAAGCTTTCTTTCTGCTCTAACTACGGTATCTAAACCACCTCTGTTAATACCCGCCGGAGCGAACCAAGGCTCACTTACACTGTCAGTAAACGCATATACTGCCGGAATCATAGTAGAAGCTGGTACCCATACTAATTGACCAGTGCCTGGATCAATTGTTTGTAACCATGGCCAGTAAGCAGCAGCATAAGAACTGTTTACAGCTGAAGCATCTGTGATTACTTGAGAAATTGCAGAAGCATATGGGCTAGGATCAATTACTGCAATAGCATCACCTCTAGATTGGACAGCGTTTACTAAAGTTGTTGTTTGAGATGTATTATCTTGTAATGTTAAACCAGGTACTGAGATTACATTGAATCTATAGTCATCTTGGTTAGCCATTAATGCAAGCATATCATTGTAATCTGTAGCATTAATACCTTGAATGTTTGTAGTGCCTGCTGATTGTGAATAGTAAGCAGCTCCTCCTCCGTAAAATAAACTACCTAAAGCTCCGGCAAATGCCCCACTAGCGGCAGCTGGGATAAAAGGTTGGAAAGCAGCCTTAGCTGTACCATTATTATCAAAGAAGAATGGAGTAGGATTAACTACTGAAGATACATAAACATATCTTGAGTTATTTGGATAGTTACCAATAGTTTCAATATAATTTTCAGTTGAATTATACTGTTGGTAGCTATCACCAATTACTCTAGCAATAAAGTTATCTTGAGTTGGGTCTAATGATAAACCAGCCCATGTTTCAAGAACAATTGGTTCAGTAGTTGTATCATTACCTTGTCTAATTAATAAGCTAAACTGACCCGAACCTGTATCTACGTTAGTAATTTGCCATCTTACGTTATCAGCTGAACCACTTGCTAAGGTACCATTAGTACCTAATGAACCTGAGTTGTTCATTATAACACCTTCAGAGAAAGTTTTTAATACAAAAGAAGCTGAAGTGTTAATAGCTGCTATAGAGGCAGAAGCTGGGGCCCATGATCCTGAAGCTACTCTAGCTACTAAAAGGGTTTCACCACCTTGTTGGAAATAGTTGTAAGCAGCAATTGAAGTAAAATAGCTGTATTCTTGACCACCACTTAGGAAAGTGCTACCAAATTTATTTAAGTAATCGCTGTAAGTAGTAACTACAGTAGGAATTTCTACAGGACCTTTTACAGTTGGGCCTATGATAGCGGCTCCTACAGTTACTGGCTGTTGTGAGACAAATGAATTATCATTTTCTCTAGCTAATACTCCAGGTGAAATTAAAGTTTCTGCCATTGCAAGTTATATTTTTAGTTTTATTATAAATATGTAAAATTTTTTCAAAAATATAACGTAACCTTTA